TGACTGATGTTCGTTTTGCTTTTACAGTTGTAGATGGTGTCCAGCTCCAACCTTCTTCAGCAACCAATCTAGTGGCTTCAGTAAAACCACATTGTTTGGAATCTTTGTCTTTGTATATTGTTCTAAGTGCCATATTATACCGTGCCTCGTGTATATTTATATTGAACTGTAAATGTAATATCTACCCGTCCGAGTGGATATATAGTGCCATCATCAACTACGATGTTTGACACATAACAGTTTAGTGCGTTTAAACTTCTTTGTCTGTCAGTTTCAAGTGCTTCTTCGATCGCTTCAATCAGTGCGTTACGCTGTGTGTCAATATTGTTTGTGATAGTAGTTGCGGAAGCTGAAGCTCTTACAAACCCAATAATAGTGTAGTCTATCTCACCCATTCTCAAACCACCTTGCGTGATATCATTGCGAGCTTCTTCCGAAGTTCTCACCATTATGGCTGGATATTGTGTTATCGCTAGGTCTGTGGTGTTGATTGGATTACGTGATACAATAACCACTGGCGGATTTGTGATACCTTGTAGTGTTTGTACTATGTCTTGTGCTATGTCTTCTCTTACACTCATTATCTTACCAATCTATTGTAGTGTACAGGCTGTTGTTCATTGTCTTCAACCGTGCCATCACCATCAAAGTCATATTTTACACCATCTTGTAGTACAAAGTCAATCTCTTCTTGCCATTTTGACTTATAAAAGTCAATCATTACTCTAAATCTATCTGGTTCCGCTGAGTGTTGTGTTAGTTTTGGTAAGATGTAGTATGCTAGTACATGGAACACAGCCGCTCTCGTAAACTGACTCGCTGTTAGTTTTGTAGTATCCATCTCTAAACCAGCTGGTGTGTATAATCTTACTTGTGATCTTGACACTCTAGGCCACCAGTGTATTCTCAAATATCTTTGAATATCAGCAGTGGTTTTTGCGTGTTCGTCACCAAAGTCCAATATACCATATTCTTTGATTTGGGGCTCGTATTCTAATATGTTTGCGTCTGTGCTATAGTTACTCATTTACTACTCCTTGTTGGTTATAGTGGGGATTGCTCCCCACTATATGATTTATAATCAATCGATATTATGAAATATCCACTGTTACTAATCTACCGTGTCCAGCTTGTAATACAGCCGCACCTGCTACGCCAGTTAAAACTAAGTCAGTAGCTCTTGAAGCCGCCTGTCTTTGTTCTTCTGCCGTTACAGCACCACGCATAGCATGGCCGATAGCTGACGGTGAAAATACCGCACATGAAGCCACGTTGGAACCATCAATAGGTACTAAAGCGGATTCAATCACTGTACAACCAGCGATTTGACCGATGTAGAAGTTTGATAGTATTTGATTACCAACATTTGTGTTTGCTGTGTAAGCCGTTGTAGCAGTTAAAGATTTTTTAAGTTCTTTAGCCGCTGTTGGGTGAACAACTGCGTAGAACGGGCCTGTTAGTTTAGCCGCTCTTAGCTGACCTACTGCGTTGAAGATGTCATCAGTACCAAAGTTCGCCGCTGTAACAGTACCACCTGCTGATGTTAAACTGTTAAAAGTTGTGAATGCTTCAGTGTCCATTGATTCCGCAATAGCTCTACCGCTTTGATCACCAAGCTGTGCCATTACATCGTTCACTGCTGAGTTTTTAAGCATATCTGTGATTTGGTGATATACTACGTGCTCAGTTAATGTAATAGTAGCTGATGTTGTGTTAGTTTCTTTTGCTGTTGCTGCCGCTTCGTCTGAAATGTTTTCAGCTGTGATCGCACTCCATACTGGTACTTGAAGTACTTTACCTGAGTTAGCGGGAGCGTCAAACAAAGTCATCATCTGTCTAGCAACAGAGTTTTCGTACGCCGCAAACTGCGCCGCAGTAACGAGATTACTATATAACTCGTTGTTGATGTTTGTATTTGAGTTGCTTGGATAAGCCATTTTATTTTCTCCTGTTTAATATTAACGACCTTTTTGCTTACGATATTCAGCATATAGCTGTCTATGGTCAGCTCTGGTCATGTCTAGTTTACTAATATCAAGCGTTTCACCAACTTTACCTTTGTCTCCAACTTTACTTCCTTCTGTACCCATTCCTGATGGAGTAGCACTTAAAAAGTGTTTATTAGATGTTACAAACTCGTTGACAAGTTCGGATACTCCCATGTGTGTTCCATCATCTTTGTATCTTACTTGTCCTGTTTTTGGATCCGTGATTTCAACATCGCCACCGTCACCAAGTCTTACTTGATCACGCAATAGCTTTGCCACTTGCTGTGGATTGATGCTACCTGCTTTGCTGGCTTCATCGACCAAACTGCCATCAACTCTAATAGTTTCAACAGTCTTCATCAGCTGGTTTATTTGAGCGTCTTTTTTCTCTGCTTGTTCTTTAAGCAGTTTCTCAAACTCGCCTTTGGCTTTTAGTTTATTTTCACGTTCCTGTTCTGCCTTAGTCATTAAGTCTTGATATGTTTCAACATCTACACCCTCATACTTTTTATCGTACTTGCGTCTTTCTCTTGATACTCTATCAGCGACTATCTTGTCCAAGTCTTGCTGTGTGAATAGCTTTTCCTGTGTTTCAGTTTGTTCAACCGCAGTCTCAGTGGACTCAGTGTTTTGTATATTTTCCGCTTCACTCATCGTAATACCTCCTTATAGATATGAGTTAATCTCCAATCATAATGATTGTTTATGTTTGTATTTATGTTGCTTTAATGATTGCCTTGCGTTTGCTAGTACATTAAAATCTTGCTGTATTAAGCATGGCATAGGGGTGCTGTGTCCCCCAAACTTAGGATGTGAATATAACCATTCTTCATCATCTCTTTCTTCATTAAACTGTTTCATTAGTTTGTTCAGCTTGTATGCTGAAGCTTGTGGATATTGATATATTCTTGCCACATATTTTCCCAATGGTAAAATATTACCATCCCAATCTACTATGTCTATGCGTGATTGCTTCCAATATGCTTGACTCCACGGACATACTCCAATGATTGATGCGAAATACGTCCGCCAGTCAGTATTTTGTGTCAAAAGTTAGCCTCGTCTGCCGCCTCGTTTGCCGCCTCGTTTGCCACCTTTTTTCTTTTTACGTTTCATCGCCATTGTCTGCCCCCCTCTGGTTGTTAAGTTCTAACAACAATCTTTTTGCTTCTGTGATATCTGCTTGTGTGATTTCTGGATGTCTAGCCAACATTTCTTCGTCAGTTAATCCTTCCATTATCATATCTTGAATGTGTGTGCTTCTAGTTTCTGGTGTTGTAGTAGCATGTTCTAACTGATCGTCAATGATTTTTTCAAGTACATCTTCATCAGTTATAAGTGCTTTAGCCAACATGATGTCTAGCTGTTTAAGTAGTTCTCTATTTTCTGGTTTTGTTTCTTTTGCCGCTTTGATTATAGATACTTGATGTTCTTTATCCGAAATATTAAAGTTATCTGGATAATCCACTACTCCATCAAATGTTGTACCTTGCCATAACGCCCACATGCGCCATATTTTTTCTTCAGCTAACTCTAAGTTATCGGCTTTTTGTGCCAATCTAGCATTCAACAACTGAAACTCAGTGTTTAGTGCTACGCCACTCATCGCTGAAGTCATTGTGTTTCTAACACCCCCCATATTAGCCATACGATTTATGGAATCCACTTTGGATTTTATGCTGTCCAATATGTGAGCTATTCCCGCCCCATTGGGCTCAATCAAGTATGGCTTCAGGTTAGGGTCCATATCATCCGGAATGTCTATAATAGCTCCCGCGCCAGCACTTGCTTGTGTGGCACCTGTCTTAACAAGACTTGGATGATTGGAAATCCTAATCAACTGATCTACTTCACTTAGTTCATTGTATATGGCACGTTGTACATCAGCTATGTCACTGATATCACTTACGCCAATACCTCTTTCAAGTGTTCTTCCAGAATATACTGGAATAACTGGTACAACCCCTATAGGGTTTGGAATAACTTCTTTTACTATATTTCTGTTTGTGCCGCTAACGCTTTCGTATACAGTGGTCTCAGTAGCTGTTATAGTTCTGTAGTACACTGCGTCATCATCAATACCATCTAATAGTGTGATTGATTGTAAAGCATAAACGCCATTTGGTTTTCTAGCATAACTCCAATCGATAACATTTTCTGGTGTTATGATTGATACATACGGACGGATTTCTTGATTAAGTTCTTCTGCTCTTGTTTCAACTTGTATTCTGGGTTTATCACACATTACATAAACTATACCATATATGCTTGAATATGTGCTTACATCTCTCATAAAAGCATTAAAGTTACGACCTTCTAAATCGCAGTCTTCATAAAATAACTCTAAAGCGGGATCGTTAGTGATATTACCATAATCTCTGATTGGTGGTTTTCTAAATAAAAATGAGTTGTAAGTTTCAATCACTGATTTACAATGATTATCTAATGCTGTGTTTCTTAGTCTGTTGTCAAAATCTTCACCAGACTCCATTACATATCTGGTAAGATATTCGCCGCTTCTATAGTCATTACCGCCATTATAACTGTCGCTATAATATGTCCAACGCTTGATGTTTTTGCGCCATTCATTATGTACGGGAAGTCCTAAGAAGTCTAACTTGTATCTTGTATCAAAAGCGTCGTAGATTGTAGCCATCTTGTTTCCTTATATTGTCCGTATATTCCAGGTTGCTGGTGTATTTGTATTTAGCATATTACGTTTTACGGGATATATGTATTCAATCATATATCCAAGTGCGTCTGCCATGTGATCTAAACCATCACTTTGATCTGGTACACTGGTACCTTCTTTATACACCATTCTACTCAAACTGTTGCGAACTTGTTTACAGTTTGGTGTTATCCATAAACGCTGTGTGCCATCCATTGTTTTCAAAGCACTATTTACAGCATTTATTCTGTCTCTAATGCGTGGATGACTAGGGCGACTTAATGTCTTAAACCCAGCGTTCTGTAGTATATTTAAGTCTGTTCTGCCGCCAGCTGATGTTTTACGTTGGCGTGATGCGGGATCTGGATATATTGTGATATCACAGCCGCTATATCTATTTTTTATTTCTTGTACCATTTCATCAGTGTTGGATGAATATATCACTATCTCATCAAATATCACCAAACCATTATCAGTTCTAGTAGCCACAGCCGCTGACATTGGATTTATGTTAAAATCCATTCCAATCAATATAGTATGTGGTTTGTTTATTTGTTTTTTATAGACGCTGTGCTCACCGTAGTTGTAGTAAATGATACCTTTGTATGTAACAAACTTACTTTCATATTCTTGTTCAAATGTTCTTTGATCTAAATCTTTGCGAGCTTGTTCAATCTCTGATTGTGGCACTTGTCCGCCATCTAGTGTAGTATATTGAAAACTATCCCAGTTGTCTGGATCCAGTTGTGCTTGTTGATATAAATCATATGTCCAAGCACTTACACCTTTGGGTGTAAAACAAAACATAGCACTGCCTTGTGTGTCTGATAATGTTGGACGTAGTACTTCAGTCCAAGTTGTGATGTCTATTTCACTGGCTTCATCAATAACGATACCATGTGATTTAATACCTCTAAGTCTATTGGGATTGTCAGCCGATCTTAGGCTTATGCGACTGCCATTTACTAATATGATACTCAAATCAGCTTCATTTATTTTTTTAGTCCATCTTAGACTGATAAGTTTTTCTTTGAGTGTTTGCCAAGCGATCTGTTTTGCCATACCATGCGTAGGCGCCACATACCATATCATTTGATTGGGTTGTGAAGCCCACTCACATAGTTTTCTTATGGCTAAGGTTGTTTTACCAAATCGTCTTCCGCAAGAAGCGACTATAAATCTCTTTTTTGAATCCGCTATGGTTTTTTGTGCTGGTGATAGTGGCATCGTATAGTATTTATTGTATAGATAGAAGTGTTGTTGCTACGTGTAATATTGATAAACTATGTTGATCTGATCGCACTATGTTGTATAACATGTACCATAGTTCCTCACCACGCTTCTACAACAACACTTCGTGTGTGGGTGGATAACGGAAACTAACCACCCACTGTTCCTACTATTGCTATAGGAATAAGGTTGAAATAAGCACTATCCAATATATCGATAAGAAAGTGATTACTATATATTTAACCATTATAGATCCTTATGGCTATCTCGTCTTTTTTTCAGTTCTTTTTTCAAATCAACCACTTGCTGATCTTTGATCATATTATTATAAGCTTCAAGCAGTTCGCTTTCAAACCAATATTCAAAATGCTTAGGATAACAATCATCTATTTCGGCTTGCGTAGTTGTGATATCACTTTTTAGTTCATGATACTTTTGTCGCATTTCCATTAGCTCAAGCACACTGCTTCTATATTCTTCATACAGTTGCCAATCGCTTTTGGCTTTGGTTGTTTTTTCTTTTTGTCTTTGTTTGATAACCTCTAATATCTCATCAGCTGATCTTTTTTTCATATTAAACTCCTTAATCTTTTTGTATTTTTACTTTATAGTTGTCTAGGTGACCAAAAGCATGCGGTCTCCATTTACGTAAATGTTCAATCATTCTGTTTATTCTTTTGATTCCAGCTTCATGGAACGGCGCTCGCATATTCATTTCTTTTAGTTTAAGAACTTGTAGTAGATATAGTATCATTTCTTGTATTGTCCACGTTTTACCACATGTGTAGTTTGGATTGTTTAACAACACACGATATTGATCACTAGATCTCTCGCGTTCAAACTCATCATAGTGTCTGCGAAATGTTTTACCTCTAATCATATACTTTTTACCAGTATGCGGCTCGCAGTCAGTAAATGATGGTGAACACCATTGTTTGTAATAATCCTGTACAGGATTATTTAAAAAATATTCTGTAACCTCTATACATAAATCTTTGTAATCATCATACATGCTTTCATCATTTGGATATATGTGATTATCTGGGTCGTTTTGATATTGTGTTTCTCCCATTAAGCCATTATGATAGCTGGTTTTATGTTCTCTTGTTCGTACTTTATGTATTTTCATATATATATCACTC